TCAATAGCGAACAAAATCTTTTAGAGGATCTGAATGCTGAATTCATTCGTGCTCTCGGAAGAAACTGTTATTATATCCCAAGAACACTGAATGATTATGATCCAATATATGGTGAAGATTCTACCTCATCATTTGATCAAGCCTACTTAATAGAAATGTATATGGAAAACCCACAGTCTTTCGGTGGGGATGGGGACATTGTTGGTAAGTTTGGTATTGATCTTAGAGACAAAGCAACTTTTAGAGTTGCAACTAAAACGTTTGAGCGAGAGGTTACTAAGAGAGATTCCACTATTATTCGTCCGCGTGAGGGTGATCTAATATACTATGTTCTATCTGACAGTCTTTTTGAAATAACCTTTGTAGAACATGAAAATCCACTCTACCAGTTAGGTAACTTATACTCATTTCTTGCATTCAGTGAATTATTTGCCTATAATAATGAAGATTTTAATACTGGAATATGTGAAGTTGATGAGTGCTTTGCGAGGGCAAGAAAAGAACTTGCACAGATTGTCACTGTTGGTGCGCCAACAGGAACTCCAAACACGGTATCTGAGTTCTTCGAGG